TGTGTTTCGGCAGCGGCCCCGATCATTTGGCTCAACCGCGCCACCCGGAGAACAGGGCATAACCTCAGTCTTGAACTGTAACTTTGTCTTAACTAACCGGAGTAGATTCAATGGCGAATCCTACAATTTCAACAGCCTTTATTCGGCAGTTTGAATCCGACGTTCATGTCGCCTATCAGCGCATGGGAACCAAATTGCGGAATACTATCCGGCGTAAGGTATCGGTGGCTGGCGAAGATGTCCGTTTCCAGAAATACGGAAAAGGCTCGGCGTCGACCAAAAGCCGGCATGGCGATGTTCCCGTCATGAATGTCGCCCATACCACGGTTGACTGCACGATGACCGACCATTATGCCGCAGAATATATCGACGATCTCGATATGCTCAAAACCAACATCGATGAGAAGAACCTTGCAGCTCAGGCCGGCGCCGCCGCCCTTGGCCGTAAAACCGACTCGTTGATTACGACCGAAATGGATACCACGTCCTCGACACAGGCTCATGGTTCCGTCGGCCACACTAAGGCCAAGGCGCACACTGCGTTTGAAACTCTAGGCAATAATGACGTTCCCGACGACAACCTTCGCTTTTGGGTGACGAGCCATGCTGGCTGGTCGGATCTGATGGACGTCAACGAATTTGCTCAGGCCGAATACGTTACGAACGATCAACTCCCGTATGCTCACGGGATGGTCGCCAAGCGTTGGCATGGTTTCTTCGTGTTTGCGTTCTCTGGCCTCGATGTTGCCGCCAATATCCGCAAGACGTTCGCTTATCACACGACCTCGATGGGTCATGGGATAGGTAAGGACGTTTCTCAGGATGTTTCATGGGTAGGTCAGAAGCAGGCCCACCTGGTTGTCAACAAAATGTCGCAAGGAAGCTGTTTGATTGATGTTCTTGGCATCATCGAAGTTTCCATAAGCGAAGCATAAGGGGGGTCATAATGGCATTCGCTATCGCAGGCCTTTCGCTTTTGGCGACGGCCAACGGCTTTTCGTTGTGGGTCTATACGACGACCGACTCGATTGCCACGATGAACTCTTCGGGTTATTTTACCGGCGATTCGGTAAATTATCTCAATGTTCGGGACGTAATCATCGCTATGGATACGTCGACTCCGACTACTAGCTTTTGTCTTGTCCTTTCAAACGATGGAACTACCGTCGACATCTCGGACGGAACGGCCATCGCTGAAACGGACGGCGATTAATCATTAAGACCGGGGGGCCGTTCTACCAAGGATGCCCCCCCGGTATAAATGAAGGAGGGCCGTATGGCCTATTCAGCAACAAATCTCACTTCACTTGCGTATGGCAACGGCCACAGCCTTTGGCATTACAAGTCAAGTTCCGATTCTCTCGCTACAATCGTTGCGACCGGATACTTCACTGGTGATAGCGGTAACGGAGTTTCTCCCGGTGATCGCATGACTATTGCCGGTTCTGACGCTCAAGCTGATTACATCATCAGTTCCGGCGGTGAAGGTGCGGGCATTCATGTTGATCTCGTGGATGGCTCTCGGCGCGTTCACGAACACAAGAAAGAATATGTGGGAACGCTGCTTACGCAGACCGACCTCTTGGCCGGCACGTCCCATTTCTTGTTGACTCACGTTAAGGGTTATATTACTCGCTTTTCGGCTGTCGTGAAAAAGGCAGTTACTACGGGCGGTACTCTTACTATCGAACTGGCCGGTACGGCAGTTCCTGGGCTTTCGATCACTATCGCAGACGGCGATGCGGTTGGAACGACCTATACTTCCGTTCCTGACAATCCGACACTGGCGGCGAATCTCATTCCTGAGTTAACTGCTGGCGGCACTGGTGACATCGAGTTAGTCGGTGATAGTAACTTTGCCACTGCTGGCGAGGTTTATGTTCTCATCGAAATCAGTCCTTATGATGCAACAGAAAATAATATCCTTGTTGGCAATTTCATCAATGAAACGGATCTGATGGCGGCGACATCGCACTTCGTCATTACACCGGTTGCGGGTTACATCGAGACCGGTTCTACGGTTGTCAAGAAGGCGATCGCGTCTACCGGTGGCTCACTCACTGTCGAGTATGCTACTACAGCGGTTTCTGGTTTGGCTGTAGTAGTCGCAAACTCGGCGGGTGTCGGTGATAACGATACCGACGATGCGGCTAGTCTTACTGGAGCAACTGGTTTGGTTACGGCGAATACCGGTGTCGAGTTTGTCGGTGATGCAGCCTTTAATAGTGCCGGCGCTCTTTGGATGGGGGTCGAGATCAACCCAACAGACAATTCCGATAAGTTGGTTTATTGCGATTCCTTTATCGAGCAAACCGACTTGCTTGCCGGAACGTCTCACTTTGTAATCGCCCCTTGTTCTGGGCACATTTCTCGATTTACCTCGGTAGTCAAGAAGGCCGTCACGACTGGCGGCACATTGACGTTGGAACTTGGTGGCGAGAAGGTTCAGGGTATCGACGTTGCAGTTGCGGATAGTTCGAGCGTTAACGACATCGATACCGATACGCCCGCCGTATCCGGGGCCGATTATACCCGCGTTACCAAAGGCGATGTTATCGAGATCGTTGGCGATTCTACCTTTGCTTCCGCCGGCGAGGTTTGGGTGCAGGTCACGATTACGCCCGTAACACCGTTTAGCTAAAAGCATCGGG